CAGCAACAACGTCCTGGTGACCGCCAAGACCATGCTGTTCAACCAGGTGTTCACGGAGGAGCTTGAGGAGGATTCGCTGATCCCCTTCGTGCCCTTCCTGCGCGAGATGCTGGCCAACGCCGTCGCGTTCTACAGCGATGCCGTCATCCTGAACGGCGACACCACGAACGCGGCTACCGGCAACATCAACAGCGATGACGCCGATCCGGCTGACACCAAGTACTACCTCGCCTTTGACGGCCTGCGCCACGTCGGCCTGGTCGACAACACGGCCAACGGTTCCGACTGCGGCGGCGCCCTGTCGCTCGCCAAGCTGGCCGCGCTCAAGGGCCTGATGGTTGACAAGACCTACCTGCTGGACTGGGGCCACCCCGTGAACGCCGACGACCTGCTGTTCGTCTGCGATCCCGGTTCGGCCGATGCCATCGGGCTGCTTGACCAGGCGGTCACGGTCGATAAGTTCGGCCCGCAGGCCGGCGTCAAGGTCGGCCAGGTTGCCAACATCCTCGGCAACCCGGTGATCGCGACGATGGCCATGGGCCTGACCGAGGCCGACGGCAAGATCAGCGCCACGGCTGCCAACAACACCAAGGGCCAGATCGTCCTGTTCAACAAGCAGGCGTTCGCCGTCGGCATCCGCAAGGAGATCAGCTTCGACCTCGTGCGCGACCCGCGTATGGGCCAGATCAGCCTGGTTTCCCGCTTCCGCCTCGGCTTCGGCCGCTACGCCCCGTCGGGGTCGGCTTCGTCCATCAACGGCGCAGCTGTCCTCTACAACATCAGCCTGTAGGTTAGCGACATGCCAGTGTTTGAGCAGATCGCTGCCCGTGGGCAGATCGTGCCGCTGTTGTTCGTCCAGGACAACGTGGCAGCCAGCCAGACGGACGTCCAGCTGAACATCCAGGAGGTGGCCAGCGCGGCCGCCTTGCTGATCGATGGCTTGACCATGCCGTGGGCCGGTAGTGTTGTGGGCATCAGCGTGGACCTGTCGGCTGCGGCAACTGCCGGCCAGCTGACTGTCGGCGCCAGCATCGACGGCACCGAGAGCGCCGCTACCCGCCAGACCATCACGACCGCCACGGCGGCCCGTGCTGTGTTCCAGGCGGACGCGGTGCGCTTCGCGGCCGGCGCCAAGCTGGGCGTCGAGATCACCACGAACGCGGGCTGGGACGCCACCACGGCGGACCTGGCCGTGGTTGTGTGGGTCCTGCTGGACTGCCAAGGCGCGTAGGACGGGACGCAACGTAGGCCACGCTGGCGGGTGCTGGCGTGGCCTACAGCACAGGAGGGGAACATGAACAGCCCGACATTGGGCAGCCTGAAGATGATCGAGGCGCTGGCGCCTGCACAGCGCACCGGCGCCGTGGATGGTGACGCGTTCGACACCTACCACGTCATCAACGATCCGAACCTGAACGCCTACATCGGGTGGTTCAAGAACGCTGCGATCTTCGTGGATCAGAGCGCCGGCAGCGGCAACAACGGCGGCAACTACTTGCAGGTGACCATCCAAGGCCGGCACGACGCTGGCGACCCGTGGGCCACCATCCCGCAGGTGAGCGAGATCAAGATCACCGAGAACGCAGCCACGGGCTACTATAGCCGCGTGCTTGGCCCGCTGCTGCCGCAGCTGCGCCTTGTCGTGACCGAGACGGGCGTGGCCGATGCCACCTTCCGCGCGCACGTCGCGCTGGAGGCCTGACCGTGATCAAGTGTGTGAGCCGCTACAGCAGCAGCCTAGGCGCGTTCAAGGTGGGCGACGTCATCGAGCAGGCGGCGCTGATCGCTGCCCTGCTGGCTGACAGCCCGGCCAGCTTCGCGCCTGTCGAGGCCGACGCCGTGCCCGAGGTCAAGGCAGCCGACGACGAGCAGCCCGCGCCCGTGGCCGTCGTGCAGAAGCCTGCGCGCATGGTTCGGCGGAAGGGGTAGCACGTGGCCATCACCAACGGCTACGCCACGCTGGCAGAGATCAAGGCGCGCCTGTCCATCGACACCAGCGACACGCAGGACGACGCCATGCTGGAAGCGTGCGTCGAGGCAGCCAGCCGCCAGATCGATAAGTTCACCGGCACGCGCTTCTACACCGCTGGCAGCCAGGAGCGATACTTCACCGCGCTGGACCCGCTGCGCGTCATCATCGACGACGCCACGGCCATCACGGCCATCGTGCAGGACTTGCAGGCAAACCGCACCTACACGGACACCGTGGACCTCGGGGACGTGGACCTGCTGCCCGACAACGCCCAGCAGCTGGGCCTGCCGTACCAGCAGCTCGCCATCGTTCCAGACAGCCCCAAGACCTTGATCACCGACAGGCGCGGCATCAAGGTGACGGGCACATGGGGCTACGCTGCAAGCGCACCGCCTGCCGTCAAGCAGGCGTGTCTGCTGCTGGCTGCGGCCATGTTCCGTCGCAAGGATGCGCCATTCGGCATCGCAGGAGGTGGCGAGGTCGGCCAGGCGATCCAGCTCGCAGCGATGGACCCGACGGCCCGCCTGCTGCTGGCACCGTTCCGTCGGCTGGGCGTGACGGATCTTGTGTAGTGGCTGACGGGCTGAGCATACAGGTGCGGCTGGACGGCTTCGACCGTCTGGTGCGCAGCCTGGACAGCGTGGACGTCGGGCAGCGCACGCGCCTGTTCCTGGACGGCGTGGGCCACCTGATCGTCAGCGAGGCACGGCTGCGGGCGCCCGTGAACGTCGGCCTGCTGCGATCCAGCATCTTCCACGAGGTGGACCAGCAGGAGCCGCCGCGCTACGTGGACGTCGGCAGCCGGGTGCGCTACGCGCCCTACATGGAATACGGCACCGGCACCACGCACGACCACCCGTCGTGGCCAAAGGTGCGCCACATACCCTTCGTAAACCGTGACGAGGACGGCCGGCCGGTGGCTGCGCTGTTCTGGTACGCCAAGCGCAAGGGGCTGGGCTTCGGCGGCGGGTACGCCATCGCGCGCGCCATCGCGAAGCGTGGCGGCCTGATGCCCCGGCGCTTCCTGCGCGGCAGCATCGAGGACCTGCGCGGCCGCATCGGCGAGCGGTGGGTGGAGGTGCGCGACGGTATCAGCCGGCACATCGCTGGCGGAGGGCAAGCGTGAACATCAGCAGCATCCGCGACGGACTCAAGACCCGCCTGCAAACCATCAGCGGGCTGCGCTGCTACGACGTGCTGCCTGATGGCTTCGCGCCGCCAGCCGCGCTCGTGGCGCCGCCAAGCCTGATCCAGTACGGCGCCAGCCTGGGCAAGGCGTGGAATCGCACGCAGCTGACGGTGCGCGTGCTCGTGGCCAAGGCCAGCGACCGGGCAGCGCAGGACAAGCTGGACACCTACCTGGGCACCGGCACGGCCACCAGCGTGGCAGACGCCATCGAGGCTGACACGACGCTAGGCGGGGCCTGCAACCTCGCAAGGGTATTGTCCGCGCAAGGCGTAGGCGTCTACGATTATGCAGGGGTGCCGCTACTCGGCGCCGAGTTCACGATCGAGGTGCTGGCATGACCTGGAAGGCCAAGGCGCAGCTGTTCCATGACCCGTCGCAGGCAGAGTTCCAGCCCGGGGACGTGGTGCCTGATGCCGTCGTGGCCGACAGCCCGTGGCTTGTCGAGGCTGGGCTGGTCGTCGATCCCAAGGCCAAGCCTGTGGCGCAGGACGCGCCTGCGGCCGAGCAGCCCGCAGCCGACGCGGTGAACCCCGACGACCCCGAGGCCGTGCCGGCCGACGAGGAGGGCTAGATGGCTTTCGTAGCAGGCAAGGGCGCGCGCGTCATCCTCGGCGCGTTTGACCTGTCCGCGTACCTGAAGAACGCCAGCCTGGCGGCCACCAAGGACACGCTGGACACCACGGTGTTCACCGACGGCAGCCGCAACTACATCGAGGGCCAGAAGGCCGGCACGGCTACGCTGTCGGGGCTGTTCGACGGCGCCGACGACACGCAGGACGAGCAGGTGCATGGTGCCTTCGCCAGCAGCAACGTGACCAACGTGTGCATCGGGCTGGGTGGCTTGGTTGTCGGCACGCCCGTCTACTGCGGCCGTGTGTGGGATGCCCAGTATGAGCAGGGCGCCAGCTTCGACGGGCTGGTGACCTTTGGCGCATCGCTTCAGGTGGACGGCGGCTGGGAGCGCGCTGTGAGCCTGCACGCGCTGGCCGCTCGCACCAGCACGTACACAGAAACATCTGTGAACAACCTGGCACAGACGACGGCAGGCGGTGCAGCGTACATCTTTGTGACCGCACAGAGCGGCGCAGCCGGCACCGTGCTGGTTGAGCACAGCGCAGACAACAGCAGCTGGACACCGCTTGTTACGTTCAGCGGCCTGACGGGCACCAGCAGCACGCGCACAACGGTGTCTGGAAACGTGTTCCAGTACCTGCGCGCACGCCTGTCGGTGGCGTCTACGTCCATCACGTTCCAAGTGGCATTCGATCGCTTCTAAGGGGGGCACCATGGCATTCGTCGCAGGCAAGGGCTACAAGGTCAAGATCGGTTCTGATGAGGTCACGTCATACCTGACCAACGTCAGCCAGCCGCTGACCAAGGACGCGCTGGAAACCACCACGATGGGCGACAGCGCGCGGGACTACATCGAGGGCCTGAAGGGCGCCACGATCAGCCTGTCGGGCCGGTGGGATGGTGCAGGCGCCACGGCGATCGACGCCGTGCTGCACACGGCATATGCCAACAGCAGCCTGGTGACGTTCAGCCTGAACCCCACAGGCGTGGCCACCTTCACGACCTCGGCGCCCGGCTATACTGGCAACATGATCGTGACCAACTACGAGCACAACGCCGCGTTTGACGGCGTGGTGTCATTCTCGGCTACGCTTCAGGTGTCTGGCGCTGTGACCCGCGCCACGTCGGGTAGCTTCTAGTGCAGCGCGACGCTATCCTGGCCGCCTTGCAGCCGACCTTCCAAGAGGTGCAGGCGGCAGGCGGCGCGGTGGTGGTGCGCGTCAAGGACCTGACGGTGCGCGAGCGCGAGGCGTGGCGCACCGCCAGCGCCAACGAGGACGGCACGCTGAAGCCTGACTGGCTGCTACAGCTGCTCTCGCTGGCCGTGCAC